TTGCGACGATCGGCCGGCCTCCAACTCCTCGATGTAGTCAACCCGGTTGACGATCACGGCGCGATAGTCTCCGCTCGGCTCAACAACCCAATTGAGTCGCGCATTGCCCGTGTCGATCGGCGTCGCGAGCTTGAGGATTGCCAGCGACACGCCGACGATCTCTTGAAACTTGCGATCGATGTCCGCCTGCACGCCGGCAATGTCGACCGTCAGGATGCCCATTTCAGCCCCGCAACGTAGAGCGCTGCTGTCCCCTGGCCCGAGTAGGTCGATACCTGTGTCACCCGCCACGACTCAGCGCCACGGATGATCTTGTCTCCAACCAGCAGCCCGCCGACTGGCCGGCAATAGGCGATAGCGTCCGCCTCGACGTACTGCGCCCGATCCTCGGCCTGCGCCGGCAGGATCACCGCCGTGATCTGCGCGTCACTCGTCGATGTGGTCGCGGCCCATGGATCGCCGCTGGTCGTGGTGCGCGAGCGAGTCACGATGTCGCCGAACTCGGCCAGCAACTGGTCTGCGATCCCTGCGGCGTCGGCGAATGTGCTCATACATAAACCTCGCCAGTGCTGCGGATCAGATACCGCTCGATCAGCCGGTCTGCTGCTGGGTAACGGCGCCGGCTGGCTTTGCGGCTGCTCACCGAGTACACCACCTGCTTTTGCAGCGGGCCGACCTGCGTCGATAACGATTTCACCGCCGCGCCGTCCTCCTCGTCGGACTCAAGCGCCGCGGATCTCGCCCTCAACGCGTACTCGGCACAGGCCCGTTTGATCGCGTCCGGGTATCCCCATGTGGTACGGGGCCACTGCAAGCCCTGCGTGGTCGTCAGCCGCGTGCCGGCCCAGGGCATTTGGTCGAGGTAGTCGCTGGCCCTGACGATCGCCTGCTCCATCTCGGTCGTGGTCCCTGCCCAGGCGTTGCCGCGCTCGGCGTGGTAGGCGGTGGCGTAGGCAACGCTGATATACGCGTTCGCGCCGGCCACGCCGGTGCCGTCCTCGACGATCATACTTCAGCCCGTTTTGTGCGGGCTGGCGTCTGTTTGAGAGCCGCATCAACAGCGCGCCGGATCGCAGCAGCCTCAGGCCCGCCGGACTCCATGGCGGTCATCGCCACGGAGCGGAACTCCTCGACCTTCTGCTCTGCCGACATCTCGGCGTCCGGCTCGCGCAGCGCTTCGAGCCGAGCAATCTCGGCCTCTGCTGCTGCTGCGGCTTTGCGCTGCGCCTCGATCTGCTCGTCGATGGTTGCCATGGTTACGCCTCGCGGGTGATCAGTCGGGCAATCGGGATCTGGGCGCGCTCAGGGTACACCCGCACCCAGGATGCAGCGGCGGCTAGGGTGGCGTTGGTCGGCTGGCCGGACGCGGTGGATCCAACGTAGCTTGTGCCGAGCGGCGCAATCGCCAGGTTTTTGCGAGTGATGATCGTTGTCTCGCCGCCGCCCTTACCGGTCAGCGCGTTGCGGCTCACCTCGTACGGCTCCTCTTTGGCGTCGACAATGGCATATTGCAGCGCGCCGGCGCCGAACAGCCAGGAGTGGTACAGGTTGGATCCAAACGGCAGGCTGCCGGACTGGATGATCGTCACACCGCGCCGCGCGAACGAGTCCAGCATGGCGTCGGTGAACTTGGCGTAGACCGTCGGGTGCACCAGCACCAGCCGGAGATCTTCCATCCACTCGCCGAGCGTGGCGCGGGCCAACTCCATGGACTTGATCGAAAAATCAGTGATTCCGGCGGCGTAGGTGCCCGAATTGGCCGTCGTCAGATCAAATGTCATGTCGTTCTGGACATGTTCCGTCCCGGTGGGCGGGGCGGCGTTGTCGGCGAAAACTCCGGTGATTATCTGGTGGGCCAGCTTGTCGGCCTCGCGGCCCCAGTAGCTGCCGATGGACGTGGCGGTGAACTTGGCCGGGTCGTCGCCGGGCACGCCGCCCTTTTCCTTGATCACCGACTTGTAGGCAAACGACTTGTTGCGGATCAGGCGGGCGATCTTCTGCCCGACGCCGACCAGCGCGGCAGGCGTGGCAGCGGTGTTGGAGTCGTCGGAAACGTCAGAATCGCCGCTCAGGTCGAGGGCGAAGCGAGCGGTGTAGGTATCGCCCTCACCGGCCAAGAAATTGGCCAGATCGGCGGACTCGACCATGACCCCGGACGAGATCAGCTTGCTGAACTGCTTGGTGGCGAGGTTGGAGTAGGTAGAGAAAGCGTTGCTGTAAATCCAATCGGGCAGGGTGGCGACGGGCATATGGAGCACCTCACAATGTTTGTTGTATAGGCGTCCCGCCGTCGCCGGGCATCCCGCCCGACTGGGTGATGTTTACCCTATTCGATTGTGCGCGTCAAGCCTTTGCTGATCGGCGCAACCGTTCGGCCAGCGCTGGGTTTTCGCGCTCGATCCGTGCCTGCTCGGTGATGTTGAGCGTCGCCGGGTCGTACGGGTTGACACCAGACGGCGCCGCGCCCGGCTTGCTCCCGCGCAGTCCGCCGCTCACATTGTCTGCCCACCAGCGCGGGCGCATGCCTTTGTCGCGCACCGCCAGCATCATCCGCTCGGCGTCCATCCCTGCGGTGAGCCCGGGCGATCCTTCGCGCACCTGGACCACGCCATCAGCGGCGACCTCCAGCACGCTGCGCCCATACAGGATCGCGTCCTCCATCGAGTCCTGATCGATGCCGGCCTTGATTGCTGCCGACCGGATTGCATCGTCTATCACGCGGCGGCGCTCGGCCTCCTGCAATTTTTCCAGCTGCGCCTTCGCCTCGGCCAGTTGCTCGGCCAGCGCGTCGCGTTGCCGCTCGATGGGCAACGTCGCCGCCTGGATGCGCGCGTTGGCCAGTTCCTCGGCGCGGGTGTTGGCGTCGATGCCCTGCCGCTGTAGCGCCTCGTACTCGGGCAGCCGGTCGATGATGCTCTGGATGTGGGCGGGGTCGTATTTCGCCAGCGGCACCCAGTCCTTCCACTTCGCCTCGATCTGGCGCGCCCGCTCGCGCTCGGCATCAAGCGCACGTTTAGCAGCGTCGAAGGCGGCCTGCGGCTTGACGCCCTCAATATCGATCTCCCAGCGCCCGTTGCGCTCAACGTAAAGCGCGGCGTATTCCGGCGGGATCTGGTCCTTGGTGTCGTAGTCGGATTTGATCGTCACGTGATCCTCCTCAGTCGATGTTCGCGCGCCGGAATGCGTCGGCGTGTCGTTTGCGCAGCTCGTCGAGCGTCAGGGTGCGCCCGTTTGCGGCGGTGAATTGGTCGATCCTCAGCCCGCCGGCCCGGAACAGCTTGCCACGCGTCGGCCCCAGGATATCGTCCTGCATCTGCGCGCTGCGCCTCGATAGCCATTGCTGGTATGTGGTCTCGGCTGGGATTGGCCCGGTTCGTTCGCGGAAATACTTTTTGCGGAACTTGTCGAACCCGTCAGCAGGCTCGCCGGCCTCTATATAGGCCCGTCGCGCTCCGGCCTGTGTGGCGTCAACAGCCGGGCGCTGGCCGAGGTAGGCGGCGTCGATAAACGGCACCCGCGTGGAGCGGCACTGGTAATGCAGCGGCGGCCTCGGCCCCTCGCCGACGTCGAACACCTGCCCATCGAGGCCTGCGCAAACCAGCGTTGTCCGAGCATCCAGCGTCGCCGCGTACCGCTCGCGCTTGATGTAGGGATTCTGGGCCGCAAACAACGCAGCCGCCTCATTGCCGATGTGATTTGTCGCCGTGCGCACCAGCGCGGCGAGTCCGTTGCGGCTGATGTCTGCCACCCCGCCGGCCTCGTAGATGTCCTTGGCAATCTGCACCGGGTTTTGCCCGCGCACCATGCCGAGCTGGATGGCCTTGGATAGTCGGCTGATGTCATCGTCGCGCATCTTCGCCGCCCACTCCGATAGCAATCGCCCCTCGAACGGCCGCGTCGCCGCGATCGACAGCAGCGCCTGGCCGGACACAACCGCCGGCACGATCTCGCCAGATGTCGCCGCAATCACTGCGGCCCTCGAGCCGTCGGCTGCAACGATGGCGATCTCCTCTGCATCGCGCTGGAGCTGCAACTCGATCTGGCCCCACGCCTCGGCGCGGATCTCGGCAATGCGCTGTTGCACGGCGCGGATGGCGGCGAACTGATCAGCCGTCACCCCACCGGCGGAATCGATGTCCAGCAGTAGCGCCTTGATGGCCGCGTCGGTCTCGTCCAGGATGGCGATCAGTTCGGCACCCTTGGCCGACGCCAGCCGCATGAGGTCGGTCTGGCGCTGGATGATCTCATCCTGCAGCTGCTCGTTCCATGTCGCCACGCTCAGGGACCCTCGTTGGCGATCTCGTCCATCTCAGCCGAGTAGTCGAGGCGCGTGAATCCGTTGGCCTGCGCCCACTCGTGGATGCTGCGGATCGATATCGGCGCGCCGATGACCTTGGCCTGCATCAGCGTGAGCGCGTCGGAGGCAGATGCAGGTGTCACGCGGTAGTCGGTGTACGGCACCACAGAGACAGATGCCGGATCAGCACCCACCCAGATCGCGCAATATCGCAGCGCCCGCTCCAGTCCTGCAGCCCCGGCTCTGGCGATCTGCACCAGGCTCGCGGCTCGCGCTGATACGCGGGCGGTCAGTGCGTCGCCGGATTCGCCAGCACCAGCCGCGCCAAGGACATCGACGCCCATCGCGGCGGCCTGCCGGTGCAGTGCGTCCAGCGCCTCGCGGGTCTCGGCCAGGCCAGCGGCCCCCGGGCTTGCGTACTGCGCTGACCCGCCGATCTCGGTCTCGATGTACGCGCCAGCGCCTACCCGCAATTTGCGTTGCGTGGAGATGCGATTGCCGTCCTCGTCGTACTGCTCTGACTCGCTGGCGATCAGGCCGGATACGACCAGCGTTGACGCGCTCTGCATGTGCAGGTGCATTTTGTGGTCCGCATCGAGGCGGTAGATGGCGGCGCACTTTTCGGCCAGCGGCAGCAGCGGCGGGCGGTCCATGTCCGGCGAGATGTCGCTGCAATTGATGGCCACGAATGGCACCGCGCCCGCGTAGGCGCGCCCCATCACAGAGGGCGTAACCAGCGGATCGAGTTGCCCGCCGTTGGCGTCGTAGAGTGCGGTTTGGTAGTTGCCATCCTCGCCGATGGTGAGCACCCGATAGGCTGGCGTGCTCTCCCACACCAGATCTGGTCCGATCGTATCGTGCTGCTCGCCGAGCACCACGAGCGAGTACTGCCCGCCAGGGGCATGCCAGTTGCGCACCGCCTCGGCGTAGTAGAGCCGGATCACAGGCCCGTCAGGACCTACGTCAACCGCGAGCCCGACTCGGCCTGACAACAACTGCTCGGCGTTGATCGAGCGCAGCAGATTGGCGAGCGACTCGCCCGATCCGGTTGCGTCCTCCCGCAGGTATTCGAGGCGCGGCGGCAGGGTGATGCTCGGCGGCTTTGCATGCATCATGCCGGTCTGCCGCTCCACCGCGTCCGCCACATATGCAGGGACCTCGGCGCGGCATAGGTAGCTGGCGTATTTGTCGCGGTAGACCTGCTCGTCGGCGCGCGTGATCGCGATCGACTCGGGCGGCGGCAGGTAGGTCTCGCGGCGCGACTTGACCCGCTCTGCGCCGAGGTAAAAATCCCGTACCTTCGTGATGCCGGGCATGGCGGCATCGTATTGTGGATGTGTTGCGGTGTAATTCGCCACGCTCTCCCCCTCAAAGCCCGTGCACGAGACCGCCGCCGCGTTGGTCGCGCTCGCGATATATCATATATCCAATCGCGGTGCTGATGTGCTGGTACTGGTTGCGCTGATCCTCTTGATACGCACTGCCCGGGAGGTATTGCGTTGTCAACAGCGAGCGGTGTGACCACGGCGCGGTGCGCGGGTTGACGCGCAGCCGGATGACGCCGGATGCGCTGAGGATCATCGCCCGCACGGCGGCCTGCCGGTCCTTGATCAGTGGCGCTGCCGGTGACACCTTGCGGATGACTCGCCAGCCTGCGGCGCGCAATACTTGCTCTATCTCGGTGTAATTGCTCGCCTGTGAGTGCTTTTCGCCGGCGCGGCCTGCTGGGTCGCCGTAGATCGTCACGGTCTTGTTTTTGTGCGATTGGTACCTGGCGACGAACTCCTGCGCCGACTGCCTGGCAACAGCCCCCTCAAGCACGATTTCGCCGGTGATGATGATCTGCTCGCCGCGCCGGACCGCGATGCAGGAGGAGAGCGGCGAGTAGTTGAAGTCATGCGACCACATCAGCGCGTCGGTGTCTCTCTGCACCTCGTCCGTCACATTGTCAGGCCCGTAGTCCGGGTAGATGCGCCCGGTCGCGGACTCGAAGCTCGCCTCGTACTCCTGGCGAAACTCCCGCGGCGACATGCGGGCGCGCTCGGCCTCGATCACGTCGGCTGGCAGGATGTCGGCAGACGGCCACGAGTAAACCGCCCAGCCTGGCGTACGGTAGGCGGCATCGACCATATCGGCATAATGATTGTTGCCCTCCGGGACGCCGATAAACCAGCACCACGCGCGGTAGTCCGGGCGCATCGGGTTCATGGTATT